ACCCTTATTAGCACCACTTCGCTTACTGCGGATGGTTTATTTCACCATATAGCCATCGTGCGTTCTGGCACCAGCACGTACCTTTTTCTTGATGGCGTGCTGGACAAAACGGGCACACTGACGGGTGCACTCAACGATGCCAGCGTAAACCTGTCAGTCGGCCGCTTGGGCACAGCTGTTGGCAATGAGTTTAATGGCTGGATCGATGAATTCCGCCTGACGGTAGGCGTCGCGCGTTGGACATCTAGCTTTACACCGCGCTCGAGCGCCTACAGTTTTGCCTTTTCCGTGCCGACCAGCGCCTACAACTACGGCGGCGGCGCCGCCAATACGGTGCTCGGTGCCGATACATTTTATGATGACACTACTGCGCCGCACATCTTCTTCGGCGATACCACCCGCCTCTACACGATGACGAGCCGTGTGGCGCAGAATATCTCCAAGTCGGGCGGCTATTCGGTAGGCTCGACGGATACCTGGCAGTTTGCGCAGTTCGGCAACAACATAATGGCTGTCAGCCGCAATAGCGCCCCCCAGCATTATGTAATGGGCACCTCTACAGCGTATGCCAATCTTGCCGGTTCGCCGCCGACCGGCGCCACCAGCGTTGCCCGCGTTGGCGATTTTGGCTGGATGGGTAAAGCCTATACCGTATATTGGAGTGCGTTTAATAACGTCACTGATTGGGTGGCGAGCGCGATCACGCAAGCCGGCAGCCAGCAGCTCGATCAAGAGCGCGGTGAGATCATGGCGCTCGTCGGCCTCGATTATGCGGCGATATTCCAAGAGCGCGGCGTGCGCCGGGCCATTTATGTTGGCGCACCGGTCGTCTGGGATTTTGGGCAGGACTATGTGGAAAAAGCTCGAGGCTGTATTGCGCGCAACGCCGCCGCGCCGTGGGGCCGGCTTATCTTTTATGCGTCGGATGATGGCTTCTATGTTTTCGATGGGCAGTCATCGACGCCGATAGGCTACGGCAAAGTGGATAATTATTTCGTGCGTAATCTGAACTACGCCTGGCGGCACAAGATATCAGTGGGTATTGATTATACGCGCAAGCTCGCCTGCTTTGGCTTCCCGACGGGCTCGGCGCAATACATCACCGAGCTAATGATTTTTTCCATTCAAGACGGGCGTTGGACGCACGACGTGCTCGACCTGGAATTTGTTTTTGACACGCCCGCCGAGCCGTTCACGGTGGACAATCTCAGCACGTTGTTCCCTGTCAATAATATTGATAGCAGCTCGATCACGCCCAACGATATTGACAGCGCTGCGTTCGATGATCGCCGGATCCGGCTGGCCGCATTCCAGAATGGCACGCATGCGCTGGGCTTGTTTACCGGTGCCCCTCGAGCGGCCACGCTCGATACCAAGGAGATCGAGCTTGTACCCGGCCGGCGGCAAATCCTGACCGAGGTCTGGCCGCTCGGCGACTATCCCACAGGTACGGTCTCGAGTGCTGTCGGCTACCGGCGAGCTAGGCCGGCGGGCATGTTAACCTGGACCAACGCCACGCAGGTCAATCGAGCCGGCTACTCTCCGCAGCGCGTCGATGCGCGCTTTATGCGCGTGCGCCAGAACATCACGGCGGGCGCTGCCTGGACGCGTGCCGAGGCCGTGGAGGTGACCACCCAACCCACCGGGGGCCGCTAATGGCTGAAATACAAGACCTCATTGTAACCGATAGCAGCAACACGGGCCGCTGGCCCGAAAACATGCAATTTTCTGCGGTGAACGATGCTGGCCGCGCGGACGAAGGTCTGCTGGCGCGGTGGTATCACGATACGGATAGCAGCATCACCGCCTCTGGCTCGTCTAACGCGTTTGCCATCACCAGCAATCGCGTCATCGCCTCGTATTTCAACAACCTGGTGATGGCATTCACGGCAAATTTCTCCATCACCGGGGCGTGCACGCTCAATCTCAATGGCATTGGCGCTAAGTCGCTCAAACGCTACAACGGCACCGACTTGACGACCGGCGATATTATCTCCGGCCAGCCCGTTCTCGCCATTTACAAGTCGAGCGGCGATCAGTGGTTCATGATGTCGTCGCCGGCCAGCGTTGTCTCGCCGGTCTCGTATATCGATTTCACTGAAGCCGCGCCGGGTAATCCCGCAGCTGATACCGGCAGGCTTTACGCTGTTGACAGTGGCGGCACCACGCTTATGACCGCCAAGGACAGTGCCGGCGTGAACAGCTATATGCTTTACATTGCCGACCAAACCCAAATGGAAGGCGCGGCATCATTATCGCATGCCGTGACGCCGGGCAGGCAGCACATGCATCCCGGTCACCCCAAAGGCTGGATCAATTTTAATGGCATAAGCGATGCCGTTGGCAATGACTACGGTGTAACCTCGATCACAGATAACGGCACGGGGGATTATTCGATCAATTGGGATACGGCGTTCTCGAATAGCGCCTACACCATCACCGGCATCTGCGATGAGTTTGCGACGGATGGCAACACAAACATCGCCTGGATCAGCCTCTCCACCACGGCGGCACGCATCGCCGTGCACTACGGTACATCCGCGGGCGGCCGGCGCGATGTAAACTACGTCTCAGTGATTGCCTTCGGCGATCAATAAATGCGCGCGCGCATGGTTGTCACAAGGCCGGATGGTGGCGTTGCTATTGTCAGCCCGAGCGCCAATGCCGTGCGTTGGATGGCGACCGGAGGCCGCTGGGGCAATCCCACCAGAGGGTGGCTTGATGAGCAGCTGCGCCGCAGCGTAGCGGCGGGCCACAACGAGGCGGCAGCCCATAGGTTCATTTGCGCGATGCAGTGGGGCGGCTGCACCACCGCCGAGGCCTTGGCGATTATTCGGGATCGAGATTGTTTGCACCTCGGCACCGCCTGCGAGCTCTGCGATATCGCGGACTTGCCGACTGATCGCACCTACCGCAATGCCTGGCGCCGCTCGCACAATGGCGGGCCGATCTGGATAGACGAACATAAGGCAATGGTGATTGACGAGGCACGCGCCTGGGCCGCCTATGAGGCAATGAATGGGCGATCTTGATACCCGTTGGAAGAACCCACAGGGCAGCGAGAACCAGCAGCTATATCTGTGGGCGCAAGACCTAATCAAGGAACTGCGCAAGGGTGACTACCTAGACGCGGCATTGGGCGATAGCGCGACAGATGGCACCTTGTTCGGGCGCGCCGAGGGCGCCGGCACTGGCGCGCCCGCAAGCCTGACGGCGGCGCAAGGCCGAGACATTATCAAGCCGTTTTTCACGATTGGGCGCGGTGGGTTCATTACCTCGACGCCGACAACGCTGGTAACCGCCGACAGCGGTAAGTGGTTCATCAATTATAACGCCAACCGCACCGTCAATTTGCCGTCGGCGACGTTCGGCCTTTCGTTCGGGTTGTACACGCTCGACGGCGGCAGTGGTGGCAATCTCACCGTGACCGTGCCGGGCGGCGTCATGGTGTTCGAGGACGGTAGCTCAACGAATAGCATTGTGATGTCCTCCAACCAGCGCATGCAGCTGATCAGCGATGGCACCAACTGGTTCGCATATGCCGCCGATTTCCGCCGGCCGCAGACGGGTGGCAGGACGACGATCGCGAGCGGCAACCTAAGCGGCGCCAATGTAGACATCACGAATATCCCGGCGACCTACGCCTATTTGCAATTGCAGGTCTCGGGCGCAAGCCATGATAACGCCGCCTCTCGTGCCATGACGGTGCACCTCTCGAGCAATAATGGTTCGAGCTATGACACGACCGCTGGCAGCTATATCGGGTTCTATACCAACACCACGCCGACGCACACGAACATCGGCACCGGTAGTCTCATTGGCGGCGCCGCTATTGCCGCAGCAAGTACGCAAAGTGCGGCGCTCCATATTTTGGGTTATCAGGGCGGCATGTTCCCGCATGGTGTCGGCGCCTTGACTGGCGGCGGCGTCAACTTCTCCAGCCACTGCGCCTACATCGGTTCGACCTCTGCCATCAATGCAATACGAATGACGTGGTTTAGCGGCGCTAACTTCGACGCCGGTAGCTACGTCCTCTCTGGCTTCCACTGATGCAGGCATGGGGTGTGCCGGCGGGCCTGGTCCCCAAGGCCTGGCCGCTGGTGGTCGATTGGGTCACCGAGGCACTAGCCAAGGGCAAGGCCGATGAGACGCCGGCCGAAATCCTCGACCGCCTGATGCGCGCCAAGCAGCAGCTCTGGCTAGCCTGGGACGAGGAGCTCGGTCGCGCTCGAGGCATCTGCATCACTGAGATGTACGACAGCGCTCGAGGGAAGTGCTGCAACCTGGCGCTCGTCGCCGGCACCGACTTCGCGTTGTGGAGACACCTCACCGAGGCGGTGAAGAAGTTTGCCCGCGCGCAGGGCTGCGTGCGTCTCGAGGCGGCTGGACGCAAAGGCTGGGAGCGGCACGCCAAGCTCGAGGGCTGGAACTATCTGCGCACGATTATCGAGATGAGGCTCGAAGATGAGCAGCAGCAGTAAGAAGTCCACGACCACCACGGATATG